GAGATGATTTTCTAGTAATTTGCCCTGCTGAGCTCATTTGGAAAGGATCTTCATGAGGATCATTTATACTAGTACCGGAGTAGGTACCTATCGATACTGGAGTGCTATCTATTTTTAATCCTGCTAATGTAAAGTTTCTAAAAGTAATAGTATCTCCTTCTGAATCAGTAGCTGCTATTTGTTTAGTGCTATCTCCGTCATTCGAATCTTCGCTAAATCCTGTAATAGTTTGATTATTGATAGTAGGATTTACGTTATTAGTTACATTTATAGTAATAGGAAGTTTAGTAATTGAATCTACATCTCCGTTTCCAAAGTGTTCATCTGAAGCAGTTATACTAAATGAGTAGGAAGAAGTTGTTTCAAAATCTAAAGATGCAGTAGCTTGAGCTATTGATACATAAGTTGATGATTTAGTTATAGTAAAATGATTTCCTGGTATAGAACTTGACTGAATAGTAATAGTATCAGATTCAGCATCAGTAAAGTATATTTTAGTTACTTCCCCCGTAGAAGCATTTTCGTTTCTATTAGCAGTAAATGATGTTATAATACTGCCACCGGTAGAGGTTTCTCTAAATACTGGAGCTTGATTAGGTACTACTCTAATGTATATAGTTTTATTTGTAGTAGCGTTAAATGTATCAGTTGCTGATACTATAATAGGATGAGCTAAAACATCATCTCCTCTATTAGCTGTATTAAAAGATGCTGTAGCTAAAGCGTTTAACGTTAATTGACCACTTCCTGATACTCTAAACTTATCCGCAGTATAAGCTGAGCTAGTACCAAAAGTTAAAGATTGACCTTCAGGATCACTTCCTGCTAAAGTTACTACAGCTGAACCAGAAGTGGTAAACTCAGCTACAGTTTGATTACCAGTAGTTATAGATGGACTAGTATTAGGAAAAAATATAGCATCTAAAAATTCAGTTACACTACCTGAAGTACCTGCATTAAAAGAAGAAGTAAAGAAACCAGGTAGATGGACTTGAGATATAACTCTATTAGCATTGTAAGTGATATCGCTAAACCCAGAAGCTGCAGCTGATGCTGATATTTGAGCTGAACTTGATATAGTTCCTGTAGGTACTGAGGTAAGATAAGAACTACTAGCAGCATTTAATGATGTAATACTTGTACTAGTCGATCCTGTGAAAGTATTCAGAGCTGAAAGACTGGTATTTGCTGATCCAGTAAAAGTATTTAAGGCTGTAATCCTTGTATTAGCTGAACCTGTAAAAGTATTTAAAGCTGAAATATCGGTAGTTTGACCAGAACTAAATCCTAATGCTGCTGCTGAAGCAGAGGTTAAAAATGAACTACTAGCAGCGTTTAAAGCAGTAATACTTGTATTAGCTGATCCTGTAAATGTGTTTAGAGCTGTAACACTTACACCATCAGAACCAGTATAAGTATTCAAAGCTGCAATACTTATGTTAGCCGATCCTGTAAATGTATTTAAAGCGGAAATACTTGTATTAGCTGAGCTTGTAAATGTGTTTAAATCTGAAGTGGATGAAGTTACAAATCCTAACGCATCTATTTGAGCTGAGCTAGATATAGTACCAGCCGGTATAGAAGTAACATATGATGAAGTTGCAGCTTGTAATGAGCTTAGTCTACTGTTTGCTGAACCTGTAAATATATTTAACTGACTAACATCTCCTGAAGAGGTAACGAACCCTAAAGATTCTATTTGATTTGAACTACTAACAACACCATTTGGTAAGCCAGCTTTAATTTGAGCAGAACCTGATACGGTACCGGAAGGTAGCTGTGTTGATGATGATATTATACCCGAAGGAAGTTGAGCTGATGATGAAATAGTACCTGCAGGTGCTGAAGTTAAATAAGATGATGTAGCAGCCTGTAATGAACTAAGTCTACTTAAAGTTGAACTTGTAAAAGTATTGGTAGAACCTGAAAATAAATTAAGAGGTAGTAATGAACCACTAGATACACTCCCTGCTTCTAATGACGAAATCCTAGTATTGATGCTAGAACCATTGAGAAATATATCTGAGCCGCTTACAAGTAGACCTCCAGTAATAGCTAAAGCATTACTCTGTGGATTTAACTGTATGTTACCTGAATCGTTACTAAATATTAAGGAACCAGATAATTCTGTTATGAAATTAGTCATTTTTCTACTTTATTTTCTTTAGCTCAAACTTTCGTTTATAAATATCGCTACTATAAACTCCTTTCAGTCTCAGCTCCAAATTTAACAGCAGATTTAGAATAAAATTTCTTAGAATTATAAGCTTGTGCATTTATAGTATCTGTTATTATATGACCAAGTAAGTTTATAGTAAACTCAGTTTTATTAATTCGTTCATTTCCTTGCACAACCTCAGTAACAGTAGAATAAGTATCAATCATAGCTCTAAATCTAAACTTATTAGGATCACCCCAGTAAGAATCCGAAGCAAAATTAATACCTTCTATTAATTTATTGTTTTGTTCTAGATAATCGGTAAATATAATACACGAGTAAGTAATATTAACATAGTCAGGTATAGTTACAGCATAGTATTCTTCTTCAGGTATCCTGTTATTTACCAATGCAAACCTATCATATACGTTTTGCTTACTAAAAGTTTTACTAAATATACCAAAATTATGGGGATAATTAGCATCTAACTTGTTTCCTAGATTTCTATTCTTTTCTAAAGTATCTCTCCTGAATAATATTATAGGAGCTTGCATCTTACCGTTTTTATCTCTATAGAATCCGTCTTTTTGAACAGCAGACCATCTTTCTGGTGATCCATAAACTAGTGGTACGTTTATTATTTTACCGTTCTGCTTGACTTGAGGTCTTAATACTTCATTAAAGTAGTAATATATAGCTTCATCTATATCTTTTATACCTACTTTAAAGTTTTTTATCTCATCATTATCTCTCCTAATTTGGTTTTCCCTGTTTTTATCAGTATTTAAACCACTTTTTGGAGCTATTTGACGTCCACTTTCAGGATTTTTATAAGTAGATATAGTATCCTGGGATAATCTCTCTTGATCTTTCGGTAAATTAGGTTTTGCTGCCATATTATCTTACTTCTGCTATTCCAACTCTGTCTGCTCTTGTCAAATGGCAATCTACTATGATAGATATCGAAGATCCAAACCTAGAACCATACGAAGTAAGGTTGTAACTCTTGTCTCTACCGTAGAATAACTGGTTTTCTCTAACGGTATCTACTTCATAATAGTCTTCATGCCACATTAGTATGTCTCCTACTTCAGGAACGACATTTACATCTACTAAATCAGGTCTAAGAAAAGCAAATGATGCTTCTCTACTAAGATCAGGTCCGAAATCTTGCATATCTACTACTTGATCCCCTCTAGTTATTAAACAATTTAGTTTTACCGGTGTATTATAGGATTTTTCCAATGATTCACCGTATATATTAATGTTTATTTCGTCCAAAGCAATTTTATAATATAAAATTTCCTGTTCTACTATATCTTTTAGTAGTTCTCGGTTTATATTAACCAGTAAGTCGAAATCTCTGTTAGATCCAAATAGCATATTAGTATTCTCCAGGAGTTTTCATACGTTCTACAGATTTAGAAGCTACATTAAAGGTATTAACCTCCATATACTTCGATAAAGCATTCTTTTTTAACGATTCGAATGCTGATGCTGCAGTTTTTTGAGTTATAATCTTTACTTTAAATATATATTGATTAGTTGCATCGTTAGAATTAGCAATAGTACACGTAGTTACACCTGGTAGCGCTCTTATTAAGTCAGCTAATACTGATGGACTAGCATCTCTACTAGTTACCTGAACCATAGCTCTATAAGGAGTATAATTTGCTTCTGATAATATAATTTTTGATAACTTCATTAGCCAATGTATATAGTATACGGTATATCTGTTAGTGTTTTGCGTAAATTTTCACTTTCTGATGCTTTTCTTTCTAATTGAGCTTGTCTAGATGTCTGTTCCAACATCTCTTTTAACTCATTTAGTAATTTTTCTTTTTCAGCTCTAGCATCCGTCAATAAGTCAGCTTGATTTAGAGTAGCTTCAGAACCAGGAACTGGTACTGTTTGGTACTTTCCTCTAATATAAGCTAATAATTCTTTAGATAGTGCTAAAGTATATCTAAATATCCACTGCCTTCCTATACTATTAATATGAGAATAAACAGGATTAGTATAAGGTACTTCAGCTACATTAGTAACTAAGCTTTTGTCACTTGTATGACTAATACTTCTTTTGTCATTTACCTTATAATATTCAAATCTTAAGCTACCAGCTTTCTTAGGAACTGGAAATAATTTAAGTTGATTATTTACTAATTCGAAAGAATACGCTGATCTTCTTATTTGATCATTAAACTCTATAGCTTGAACTTTTAATATATCAAAAGAAGCAGGCATTAATAAGAAATTTACACCTGGACTAAATGATCCAAAGTCGAAAGCATCCATTAACGACTGAATACCTGTTCCTGTTCCAGCATAAGGGTCAAAATATCTTAATATTGCAGGAGGAGCTTCATAAAATATCTTTCTTATTTCAATACTACCTGTTATACCTTCATCTTCAGCCCATTGGTTTAGATCATAGTCTTGAACATTTTTAACAGTAGTCAATGAACCTGTATATCTTGTAGTATATCCTCCTACTTCAGCTTCTGTACCGTAATTTTTACTTACTTCTACTAATCTTTGTAGAGAAGGATCTAATAATGTATTATTTATACTACTTCCAGTAGATATACCTTCTATACTTAAATAATTTTCTCTTACTTTATATTGAAATACTTCATTACCGTATGTAGTAGTTGCTTCTTCAAAGCAAGCAAAGAAAGATCCATCTTGAAGTTCTACATCCATCAAAGGATATCCTAAACGAGTTCCGCAAAATTTAGCTACCTTTTCTGCATCAGCTTGGAATTCAGTATCTGTATCATAAAATCCAAAAGGTGTAGAGCCTGTTGTGAAAGTTGCACTACCGTCCCATATAGTTACATTAGCCATCTAATAGAGTTTTTTATAAATAGCAAAAAAAAAGAGGGCCGAAGCCCTCTCTTTATTTAGATTCTAGGTTAATCTTAGATCTGAGATAAGTCT